CTCCGAATAGTTTTCGATTTCGTCGTCAGTCGGGTCTGCCACCTCCTTGTCCAATGGCTTGCGGCCACGGTCTTTTGCAGGGGTGTCATCAAATATTTCAATTTCGACATCATCTTCGGCATCTGCCTGAATGACTACGGAATCGTCTTCTTGAGATACGGTGACTTTTTTGTCACCCTCCTCGTCCGGAAACTTGTAGTTATCTAACATGTAACACTCCTATTAAGCACGGGTAATACCGCGTGGATCGTCCACAACCGCATCAATCTGGTCGTCGTTCAGCAGACGGAACTCTTTTCCGTAAATCTTGAACCGAGTACCGGAGTAAGTGCGCACCAACACGAAGTCGCCTTCTTTACACCAAGGACCATTGGGGAACTTGGTTGTGTCTTTGTACGCATCAGGGCCAACCGCCAGCACAAACAAAATGGTGGTCGAGTGCTCTTCCTGACGCATGATCGACTCCGCTTTAACTAAGCTGGAATTTTCAAACTTATCCGACACATCGGGAACGCCACAAAGAATCTTCCATCCTGTTGGCACAGGCAACAAACGCCCGCGCTCTTCAATAGGGATTGCCTCTGTTGGTTCTTCGACTTGTTGAATTGGCTCCGGCATTTGAATACCCGGAGGTAGCAGTAGATCGCTCATCGTCTTCGTCCTCTTTGGTTGCTGCTTCTACAAGGTCAAGTAAGTGTCGCTCTGCGAGTGCAAGACCCTGAATTACCCCGCAGAGTTTTTGATAAGAGGCGAAATCTGTGCAGACGCCATTTGCCATGTCGTCCGTGTAGTCATTCATATCTTTGCGTATCTTGTCGCGCAGTACGCTTGCGAAGTTATCCATCATTTAGGTGTTCTCTCCTGTGCTTTAGTTTTGGCGATGTCGATACCCATGCGAACGCCTTCGCGTTCTTGTTGTGCGGCAATGTTTTCTTTCTGCTGCTGCATGGTGGTAGCTGCTTTAAAGCCTTCAAGCTCCATGCGGGCTTCGACTTCTTGTTTCTTAAGCTCAAGCTCGTCGGCTTTTGCCGCAGCATCGGTTGCAATCTTCTTCTCTTTTAAATCAACTTCTTTCTGTTTGATCTGAAGTTCTTGCATTTGCATCTGAATGACAGGGTCTTGTGCCTGTTGCTGTGCTTGCTGCTGTTGTACTTGCGATTGGTTCTCTTGCAGTACCTGTTGTGCAGCTTGTGCCATCATCGACGACAAAGCAACTTCAATCTGCGGTGGCAACTTCTCGTCTTCTGGTGGGAGAGCAACGCCCATCTGCTGTTCAATCTTCTGACGGTATGCGTAGGCCACGTGTTCAGAAATGTGCGCCATCATCGCGGCTTGAATCTGCGGTGCTCTTGGGTTTTGTCCGATAAGCTGCTGAATCAGCGGATCGTTCATTGCCGACATATGTACTTGTATGTGTGCCTGATGATCTTGGTAGAAGAACGCTTTGACCGGCTTGCCTTTCAACACAGCCATGTTTTCTGCCACAGGATCGCGTGGTTTCTGATCGTCTTCCAATGGCACCAGCTTTTCTGCATTCTTAATACCCAGCACTTCCAACATCTGACGGTGCAAGAACGGCAGGTCATAAATATCCGGAGCCATCTGCGCCATCTGAATGACGGCTTGGTACTGCACAACACGCTGCGACATCGTCGCTGCATTCGGATCGCTGACAGGAATTAGGTCTACCTTGTCGTAATCTTCACGCTTGGCTTTCTTCGTGCCGTGATCTGGGGTGTACTCGTAGGCGGGATCTGTGTAGTCACGGATAATTTCTTTAATCAGCTTGAACTCGCGCTTTAGTGTGTAGTGCACACGCGCTTGTACTGCTGTCATGACTTTAAGCTGGCGCTCCAGCAGTGCTAACGTTGTTCCAACAGGGGCCTGAGCCGACATGTCGGAGACTTTCATATCCGCAGTCGCTGCAAAGCGACGGCCTTCGTCAACAATGGTGCCCAGCAGGTTGTAGAGAACTGTAGACGGCTCTTTGTATGGCAGTGGGAGAATACTGTCGCGGATGTTGCCTGATGCTACGTCCACATCACGCCACTCACCCGGTGCGATCGGTGTGTCGTCGCCCTTAATACGCAAACCGCGTGATTTAAGACCACCCGGCAGGTTACTAAGCGTTCCGGCATCGGTCAACTGACGCATCAAAGAGGTCGCGTTCTTTGCAAAACCACCGATCAGGTGGAAAAGACCGAAGCCATACGCACCAAAGCCGGGGATGTACTGGTAATGCACGAAATGCTGACGCTTTAGACGCAGTGGATCTTCGTATTTCCAGTTTCTGCGGATGGCCAAGACCTCATTGGTGCCTTTAATTAAGGTAACAACGTATGGCAGAGCGATTTCTGTGTGTTCTTTGTCCTCATCGACATCTGCGTGGACGTCATCCTCAATATAAAGGTCAGCGTGGCACTCATACAGGGTGTATCTGTCGTCGTTTAAGTCCGAAAAGCCGGTCTCTTTGTCCTTGGCCTTCTGAATATCCTCAACTTTGCGGTCAGGATCGCCCAACTCAACGTCACGGTAGAACCCTGCCTGCTGTAGTTTGATGATCTCGTTCTTGGTTTTGCGCATCACGTGCGTAAACCGGTGGCAGGTATCCATATCTGTTGCGCCGTACGGCAGAATGCCGTCTTCTGCTGGCACGAACATCGACACTTGACGTCCCAAATTGGGATCATAGTAGACTTTTTTGAACGCCGAGCCGGTTGCTGGCAGGCTCCAGAGCATTCTCTCGTGTTCTGGGCGGTACTCCGACATCACTTCGGTCAACTCAAAGTTCATATCCTCTTCTACGCGCTGCGCTGCTTCCTTAATCTCTGGCGTTTCTTTGCCGATGATCTTGGTACGTACAGGCCCTTGCGCGGGGAATGTCTCAGAAATCGTCTCAGACTGAAAGCGGACAACTGCTTCGGAGAGCATGGGGTGGAAGACGCCACACGCGCCTGACCATGGTTCTGTTCTTTCTTCGATCTGAAGACCCAAGAGCTTAATGCCCTCAACGTACGCCTTCTCCCACTCCTTGCGGGATGCTTTGTCGTTCTCAATGTTGTCAATAAGATCTTCTGCCAACGATGAAAGCGCCCCCTCATCAAGTTCTTCCGCCAAGTTGGCATCAAAATCGTCTTCAACTTCGGCTTTTAGAACGTCCAACTCAAAGCCCGGACCCTTGATGCTGACCGCCTCTGGGTCAACAATCTCGATCTCCAACGCTGGCTCATCGTTTTCTACGTCCAACGCGTCCAGCCCAGCGGGGGCTTGGTTTACTGATTTATCGATTGGCATGGTATGTCCTTAGTAGTACGCCGCTTTTCTGGCGCGGTGGTATATGGGTTCGTCTTTTTCGTCCGAGTCGAGGGTAATAAACCCCCCTTGCCTAAAGCGTAGCAGTGCTTGGGACGTAGTATCTACGAAGTCATCGTGTTCGCCAACCGGGAAGGCAGCTACTTCTTCAATAACTTCTCTGGCCCATCTGGTGTCAGGTGCCCAGACTTTTCCGCTGGTGAAGAGGTCTGCGACGGCGTTAAGTCGCACGTGTTTGTCGTTGCCCCGGCTTGGGGAGAACTCCTGAACTGGAATACCCATTGCCCGAAGTTCTTGAATAAGCGGGGCACCTGCTGCCTTTTTCTCCACAATGAACGCATCTGGCTCCCACTCTTTATAGTGCTTCAGGGCCGCTTGTTTCAAATCAGGAAACGCCATGCGTTCTTTAAACGCGTCCAACAGGATTAACTGCGGCGTGTCGTTCTCTTCCTCGTTGTACCAGATCCCCCACGTGGTGCAGGCTGAAAAGTCCGAGTTGTTTTTGGTCTCAAACGCCGTATCCCAACTCTGGATGATGTACTCGCACTGCGGGGGGTTGTCGTGCTCCCAGATGCGCCAGTGCTTGCGCGAGATGATGGCCGAGTTCTCGGAGGTGGGGTTCTGCATGTACTGGGCGTTCCAGTACCGGGGGTCGAGTGACGCTTTGACTTTCTTTAACTGCTCCAGCGGCCACTGCTCTGGCCACAGGCTTTTCTCGTTCTCGTCGTTCTCATGCAGGATGGCCGGGAGTTCTACGATCTCCCAAGGTTCTGCGTCGGGGTTTCGGGTCTGGTAGTCAATTAACCGCCCAGTCAGATCCAAAAGAGACCACCGTGTCATGATGACAATAATCGCACCGCCCGGCATCAGACGTTGCAGAGGACCTGTCTGGAACCAACTCCACGCCGTATCGAACGCCAGACGGCTGTTGGACTTTACATCTTGCTCAGAGTGAGGATCATCAATAACAAATAAGTCAGCACCCCGGCCAGCCAAAGCACCACCGACACCCGCCGCGTAATACTGTCCGCCTGCTCCGGTACTCCACTTGCCTGCTGCTTTCTGGTCATCTGCAATCCGCGTATCTGGGTAAAGTTCTTGGTACTCCTCCGACTCAATCAGGTTTCGCACCCGCCGACCAAAGTCTTCCGACAGACCCGCCGTGTGGGTGCCCATGATGATCTTCTTGTCTGGGTACTTGCCTAAAAAGTAAGCTGGGAACAAATAGGACGAGAACTCGGACTTACCGTGGCGTGGGGCGATATTGATGATGACCCGCTTTTTCTTGCCGGAGATCACATCCTCAAAGATCTTTGAGAGCTTCCGGTGGTGGGGGCCGATCTTAAATCCCGGATACACGTGGGTAGCAAACCCCAGCATGGAGTCCCGTCCGATGACCTTACTGGCGCGGGCAGCGCGTTCTTCCAAGTCCGCCAGCAGTTCCGCCTTTTCCCGTGGAGACAGCGTTGGCAGGGCGCGTTGCAGCGCCACTATCTCTTCAGGACTCAGTACTGGGTTCATTGTCTACACTTTGACATTCTATTTCTTCGACTTCTCTGACATCCGTGATGTCCACGATCTTGGCGAATTTACCCAGCTTTTCCTTGATCCGCGCTTCGAGTTCAGCGTCGGACAGTTCCGTCTTCTTAATCTCGATCTTCTCGGTGAACAGCCCCACTTCCGTGACCTTGCCCAGAAGCGCCAGTGCTTTGAGCCGTACGCTTGCCGTTGGGTGGTTCGTCTCTTCCAGTATCTTGGCCACCGTGTAGCCGCGAAGTTCCTTGGCCTGATTGATAAACTCCCAATCGTATGCCGTTAACATTCCGACAAGGTGTTGTACCGCAGCGGGGGTTTTTATTTCCGCTAATGCAGCGCGGGAGTGTTCGTCCGGCTGGGCGGTGACGATGTTGGTGAAGGCCGTTCTGGCTGCTTGCGCTTCTAGTTCGTCAGAGATTTCGTCGCTTGCCGCGCCCAGACTCTTTAACCAGTCGGCGGTATCTACCTTGGCATCTACCAAGTCTGCCGGGGCAATCTTTTCAAGCGTGACAAAGCCAGCGGAGTCATCGTCCACATCGGGGGTGAATTCTATTAAGTGATCCAACATGCGCAGGTCCCTTGCGTACCTCGTTGCGCGAAGTGTATAGTGTGCTTTGCAAGTGCGCAAGTGGCAACTCTTGACATTTGCTTCTCCTTTGCTCAATGAGCATTTTTGGCCCCGTACCCCCGTGCGGGGCTTTTTTTCGTCCGTGTTTGTCCAAGGTTAGACAAGTATATTGTCATTTTTTTAATAATGGGGTGGGGTTTTGTAGTAGGGATGTTGGGGTTATCAAGGTGAAAACAGGAATGCTCGGGATGGTTACGGAATAGTGTTATATGCGGAGCGCCCCCACGTCGCCAAATAGGGGTGATGGGGGTACGGTGGGGTCAAGATACCCCAGTTATCAAGTTAGTAACGGAAAGCAAAAACTGGATAATAGATGACATCGGTGGTGCTGACTACCGATTCAATCAACCCAACGAAAGGAAACACCATGTCTACTACACAATCCAAAGTCAACACCCTTGTCGCCAACTACCTGAAGGCATCCGACACCATCGTCATCGAACTACATTCACTCGGGCTTGATACCCCGCAGCTTCAACGCCCCTACGTCATCAAAGCGGTGTGTGCGGCTTGCACGAAGGGCGAGGGCTGGAATGAATCATCCACGGGCAAGGTCATGCTGGACTCGAAGCACGAGCGATACGAGTTTCTGAACACCCGAGTACGCCGTGTGATGGACGCACTGAAGGGCGAGACGGGCGAAGCCAAGTCATCAGGCAAGGCTGACCCCGTAGCCGCGCTCATCAAGGCGTTTAACAAGCTGGACGCGAAGCAGCAGCGCGCTGTCCTGAAAGCACTGGCATGAATTTTCCGGTCAACCTGACCGGATTTTTTCCACGGGGCACGGGCGGCAGGGCTGGCCGGTGTTCCGTTTTCTGTCTAACCACAACAGAAAGGCGTTAATCATGAACAAAGCAGAAACCCGCGAAGTACAGAAACTCACCACCTATCGTGCCGCTGGCGCTGACGATTCAATGTTGGCGCGTAGCCTGTCGGCAATCATCCGTTCATCCCGAAACTGGAAAACGCAGTGCGATCTGCGGGCGCTGGCCGAAACGTGGGGCATTGCGTATCACCCTGACTTCATCATCTAACCACCACCGAAAGGAACCAACCCATGAAAGCCACACAATTTATCTTCTTCGTTGAAGTCACCGACACCTACGCAGGCGAAGCGAACTACTGCTGGGTACACCGCTTCAAAGTCCATGCCACCACCTTCAGAGGCGCTATGCGCAAGGTCAGCCGCGAGATGGGCTTGCCCTCTGCCCGAAAGGCTTGGGACTACATGGACACCGCCCGCTACGACTTCAAGGGCGCAGCCATCTGCGCTTTCGTCATGGGCTACGAAGATCAGGCCGAGCACTACACCCGCGTCACTTCTATCTAACCCAAAAAATCCGGTCAACCTGACCGGAAAACCTGAAAGGAACTACACCATGAACAATATCAACCTGCGTCTGGCCGACATCCTCGGCACCATCATTGCCGTCTCCTGCATCAACTTCACCCTGCCCGAACTACTGGAGAACCTTGGGCTGCTCACCTTCATTGGCTACACCTTCGGCGTAGTCATCATCACCAACAAACTCAACGGCATCGTCCGGAAAGGAAACTAATCATGCGACTCATCAAAGAAACCACAGGCGTTGAAGTTAAGACCGGCGCAGTAGTCCACGACTTCAGAGGCGATGCCGCCATCATCACAGGCTGGCAAGAACCACGGCACAGCGGCAGCACTGGCCGCGTGTATGTGAAAGAGATGGATGACCAAGGCTTTACCGGCGAGTATTACCCGTCCGTGTACGGCCTCAAGTGGGTGGACTAAGATTACTACACTTTTAGGGGTCAATCTGACCCCATTTTCCACCTATCCATGACTACTACAAGTGGACAAGAAAAAAGACAGCGAAAACGTAGCGCCATCAAGGCGTATCCAAAAAACAGGCACATTTATTAATCTATTTAAATATATATATATATATAGGAGAGTATTTGTATATACGTCCGTCTTTTTCTTTTGCTTTGACTTTTTTATTTTGAGGGGTAAGTGCATTACTCAGAACAGATATATAAACTCCCCACTTTTTGGTTTCACCCGCACACAGACTGGCATACGACTGTCCAAAAACTTGTCCACTTGTGGTAGTCTTAGATACTTTCAAGGATACCAACATCAAAAAGGGTAGTAATCATGCACAAATGGATGTACACCGCAACACAGCGCAAGATCGACAGCGCATTACTGCGCGAGTTCCCTGACCAACACGGGTTAAGAAATAGCCTGAGATCAGAGATACGCACCGTCAAGAGCCAACGCCGAGCCGAGAAGATCACGGCAACGCATCGAAAAAGACTCTGGGCTGCATTACTGCGTGACCTGAACTACGAACACAACAACGTCCGGCAGGGGCTGAAGTACGCGGCAAAGCAGGGGCACGAAGAAAAGCAGCGAGCTTTTGAAGGCTATTTGTTGATAGTAGAGAGGGTCAGGGATGAGATCGAGGCAGCACAAGCCAACCCCGAAGTGCCAAAGCCAACACCAAGCAACTACTCACGCTGGGTCAACGCCAAAGGCAAGCGGCAGATACCGAACAACGGCATCCACTGGACAGACTGGGTTCCTGCTGGAGTCAAGCTAAAAGCACTGGCACTGTTCGATGCGATACCCCACACGCCCAAGGCCAAGCGCAAGATACCGTTTCAAAGAACCCAACGCCCGATTAAGGACAACCCCGCACTGACCCGCTTAATCAAACGAACCGAAAAGGAGATCGCCTATGTGAAACAGGAATTAGACATTGCACCCACTGACCCCACCATACGCCTGAAGTACAACCAGATGCGCCAAGCCTTAGACCGTATGCGTGAGATGAAGCCAAGCGAAGCCGTCCCCCACACGTGGCACGGCCTGTACAAATTTGAGAGACCAGACTAGATGTAGTAAAATCTAGATGTAGTAAAGAATCCGGTCAAGTTGACCGGAAAATCAACCAACCGAAAGGAGCAACAAATGAAATACAACGACAACCCCGCCAAGTTCTACACCGTGGCTATCTACATGGAAGACAGGGCATTCGGCGGACACGAGGAAGGCGGCTGGTATTTCGACACCGCCGAGCTAGTCATGGAACCAAGGGCAGCGCAGTTCCTGCGAGGGTTTGACAACGAGCCTGATGCCTTTGCCTACGCCGATATGTTGAACGACACCACGATACCCGAGTGGAACGAAGGCAGACCCGAGGTGAGCAGCGTCTTATCCGAGGGGCGCTATCACGCCATCGTCAACGTGGGTATGCCCAAGCCGCACTACCCAGAAACCAGACCACACTACGAGTAAAGGAGAAACACAATGACTACAACCAACAACATCCACGCTATGCCGCGTCCCGTCCGCATACAGGACAAGTACTCACAGAACGAACTCTATGCAGCAGCACATGAGATGCGGAAGATCGGCGGCAGTTTCGCAGCAGCCATAGCCAGTGCGTTCTTCCTCGCCGACTTGGGTAACCAACGCATCCTGCTGGACGCGTTCGGGGATTTGTTTGAGAAGTTCATACCCAAAGAGGTAAGGCTCGATGCAGAGATGGAGCAGGGCAATTGGTTCGCTGACTTGAGATAAACAAAATCCGGTCGGCCTGACCGGAAATTCAGGCCACAACAACATCAACCGCAACACAACCCGAAAGGAAACACCATGACACACGCAGACTATTGCGGTTTTCACCGCTGGGATTGGATGGAATCGCTGACTCGCGTCCTGCGCGAGAGAGCACTGGTAGGTACCCACATCAGACGCTATGGCTGGGATGATCTGCCGTCTGACTACAAACCACGCTACCCTGACCGTGACTACAAGAACTACCGCACGTGGTACGGACGCGAGACCGACAACGCACCGATGCATCCAGCTATTCGGCAAGCAGTGTACCTCGCACCACCCGCAAACTGGCACCTCCTTGTCCTTGAGCACCCTCACGCAGCAGACAGTGACCCGAGCCGTATCGCATACACAAGGTCAGACGCACACGGCGAGGCCGACAGGCAGACGGTGACTTCAGTCGGCAAGTACTTGACGCGGCACTTCCCTACCCTTGCTGACCACCACATCCGTGACATCGTCATGCGTCACGGTGCTAATCGGTTCGAGATGTGGCGCACCGTGCCTGACATTGTGCGCTCAGTACAAGATGGTCCACACTCATGTATGCGGTGGGAGAGATACAACAAAGACTCCGGTGCTACGCATCCCTACGAGGTGTATGACCCTGAGTATGGCTGGCGGGCAGCGGTGCGCGTTGACGGTAACGGCATCATCACGGCGCGGTGTCTGGTCAATATCGAGGAGATGACATTCGTTCGGTCTTACACACGCAAGGACGGCGAGTACTCGCACAGTGACGAGGCTATCGAGGTGTGGCTGCGTGACCAAGGCTATACCAAGTCCTGTAGTTGGGCAGGTCTCAAGTTGCGGCGCATCAACACGGACAGATGTGACGATGACTTCTGGGCGCCCTACCTTGACGGTGACTGTAAGAATGTCGTGGACTGCGGTGACTACTTGATGATTGCCTACGATGGTGACTATACGTTTGACCGCACTGACGGTCATGCAGATGGTTCAGCACGTTCTACTTGTAGTGACTGCGGCGATCGTCATGACGATGAGGATATGCACGGTATTGGGTATCACTATGAGGAGCACGTTGGTCCGTGCTGCATCGACAACTATGCGTATGTCGTAGGGCGCAATGGTAACGAGTACTACATACCCCGAGGTGATGCGATATATGTCGAGTCACAAGATCAGTACTATGACCCTGACTACCTTGAGCGTAACGACATCGTTGAGCTTGACAATGGTGACTACGAGCATCGAGGTGATGCGGTGTATCTGGAGAACCGTGAGGTGTGGGTGCATCAGGATGACGAGTGCTGGGTAACTTGCCATCCCTCATGTAATACCGAGCACATCGATGACTGTGTGCAGTTAGAGAACGGCGACTGGGCGCTTGAAGGTGACGCATGGCAGTGTGAGCACACGCATGAGTGGTATCTGTCTGACGATGTGACTGCGTTCGAGACTGACTGCGGTAAATCGGTACACCCTGACCATGCACACGAGTACATCACAATCAACGAGGAGAACTAATCATGAGAGCAACAACCGTGTTAAATAAAATATTAAATACAGCACTCTCAACCAAGCGCCCACACGGGTCAGCAACTAACGTCAAGTTCACGGCATGGTTGAAAGATAATTTGCCGTTTGATTTACAGAAGGGTTCTTTTTACGATGGCGCAGGCAACCTCCACGTGGACAACCGAACCCAGGCCACACACAAGACGCTATTCGTAGCACACGTGGACACAGTGCATCGTAACGAAGGCAAGAACAAGATCACCAAGACCAAGACACACTGGCGAGCTAAGGGTGACGTACTGGGTGCGGATGACGGCGCAGGTGTTGCGCTGCTCATGCACATGATCTGGGGTGGGGTGCACGGCTACTATATCTTCACGCAGGGTGAGGAGCGCGGTGGTGTAGGCGCACGGTATCTGGCAGACAAGATGCCCACCTTGTTGGGCGAGTTTGATCGTGCGATTGCATTCGACAGGCGGGGTATCGACAGCGTCATCACGCATCAGGGGTGGGGTAGGTGCTGCTCCGATACGTTCGGCTCTGCCTTGGCTGATGCGCTGATGGATGGCAGCGACAACCTGATGATGTTGAACGATGACACCGGTGTGTATACAGATACCGCAGAGTTTACCGACATCATCCCCGAGTGCACCAACATCAGCGTAGGGTATGCGCGTGAGCACACGCAGGAGGAGAGCCTTGACCTCAACCACTATCAACATCTTTCTCAGGCCGTCTTGGCCGTGGC